CGGGGGCGGAGGCTATGGTGGCGGTGGTGGCGGAGGCGGAGGCGGTGGCGGTGGCCGTGGACGTCGCGGAGTACAAAGATAATGTTAATTAGAAAAGCAATAGAACACGATTTCCCAGACATTAAACGTTTAATGATAGACTTTGCAAATGCAAATCCTGTTAAACTGTTACACCATCCTGAGTACTCAGAGACGCACACAGATGCTGTCTTAACGCATTTACACAACTATGGCTTAATGTTAGTTGCTGAAGACAACAACAGAGTAGTAGGAATACTTTTAGCAAGTGTTGTAGCAGATATATGGCTACCAGATGTAAAAAGAATGTCAGAAATAGCATGGTGGGTAGAAGAAGAATACAGAAATACTACATGTGGTGCAAGATTACTTAAAAAATATGTAGAATTAGGCATAGAATATCAGGAAATGGGAGTCATTAATTGCTTTACACTAACAACACTAGCAAGTACACCAGATATGAAGTTACATAAACGTGGATGGACACCAATAGATTATAATTGGGTATTTAAGGGGAAATAAATGGCAGTTTTTAGTGCAATAGGAGCCGCAGTAGCAAGTTTCTTTAGTTTAACTGGTACATTTGCCACTATAGCAGGTGTAGGTTTAAGTTTTGCTGGTACTATTGTAGCAGGTGTTGTTGCCGCTGGACTAAGTTTAGCAACTGCTAAAGTTTTAGGTGTATTTGATCCACCAGACTTAGGACCAGATCCAGGTGTTAAAATACAGTTAGCACCAAGTACAGATAACAAAATAGGTATTGCTTATGGCAGAAACTTTATGAGTGGACCTATAACAGATGTAGCAATCAGTAACCAAAACGATACCATGCACTATTGTATCACACTAAGTGAGCAAGTAGAAGGTGCTACATATACAGTTAATGAAATATTTAGAGATACTAGTAAATTAAACTTTAGTTCAGGAAATGCCAGTGTTAATTCACAAACAAATCCTAACAGTACAAATGTTAGTACAATAGCAGGTAAAATACGTTGCAGAGTTTACGCAGGTGGTACAGCGGCAAGCAATCAGATATTTCCTAGTTCAGGCACACAAGTTGCGGCTACAACATTAATGCCACACTGGACAAATACTACAGACTACACTATGGAAAAATTAGTGTTTGCAATGATAGAAGTAGATTACGATGCAGAAAATGGTCTCACAGGTCTGGGAGGTATGACATTTGATGTAACAAATAGTGTAAGTAACCCAGGAGACGTCTTAATTGACTACTTAAACAATACCAGATATGGCGCAGGCATGGCCAATACTATTATTGATGTTACTAGTATAACAGGTGCCGCAAATACAAGTTTAAAAGGTTATGCCGCAGAGCAAGTTAGTTTTACACCATTTGGTGGAGGTAGTTCCACACAGGACAGATGGCAAATTAATGGTTATTTGAGTACACATTCCACAGTAGGAACTAACATAGCCAAAATAGCACAGGCTAGTGCCAGTTTCTTCCTGTTTGATACCAAACAAGGTAAATTTAAAACATTGCCAAACAGGCCAGCAAGTAGTACATACAGTTTAAATGATAATAATATTGTGAGTAAAATTAGTGTAGCCAGTACAGAACTTTATAGTTTATTCAATGCATCAGAAGTAGAATTTAATGACGTATCACGTAGAGATCAAAGCAATACTGTAAAAATTAGTACTCCTCCAGCAGAATTAAATCCTAATGAACCAGAAAACATTGTTAAATTTAGATTAGACTTAGTAAATGACCCAATAAGAGCAAGTCAAATTGCAAATATAGATTTAGCACAAAGCAGAAATGGTTTAGTTGTAAATTGCACAACTGATTTTACAGGAATGGAAATAGACGTAGGAGATGTAGTAGATTTAACTAATGCAGACTTTGGATTTACTGCAAAAGAGTTTCGTGTAATGAAACACGAGGAAATTTTAGCAGATGACGGCATGATTACATGTCAGTTAACATTATTAGAGTATAATGCAGATGTTTATGTACAACCAGCAGTAACAAATAGTGCACCACAGTTGCCTATAGATATACCAACTATACCTATAGTGCCAATTGTTATACCAGGCGTGTATGATGGTACATATGGCAATGTTACTGTTAATCAGGGCTCATATGGTAATGTTATTGTTAACGATACTATGAAAACGTTTGGTGCAGGCACGCAGTTAGCAGATAATCCAAATAACACAATTACTCTAACAAATAATGGTACATTCCAAAATTTGCATACTCCTCAACTATATGACACAACAGGAGTCAATTTAGGTGATTATGAATTAACAAGTATAGGACAATTAACAGGTACACTTACAGAAGATACAAGTTATAATTATGGTATGAAAACAATAGCCACTGTTACTTGGGCAAATGCAACAGCAACGCATGTACAATCAGTAGATACCAGTATGCAATTTAATGGACTTATAAATACTGTACCACCAGCAGTATCTTTAGCAAAAAAAGTATCTTTAACTATTGCAGGGTCTGGTGGAGCGGCATCAGATATGTTGCCATCTAACATTACTTTAGTACAACAGGGTTTAACTAATACTGGTGTTACAGGACCTGGTTTTGCAAATATGGGATATCAATTGTTAAGAGTTACTAAAGGAGAATTATAATGTATAGAACATTGTATAGTAAAACAACTGGTAAAATAGAAATATCCAGAACAATGTCAGCCAGTATATTAGCACAAATGTTGGCTAACAATACTGATTTAGCATATCTAGATGTATATACAGACGATATACAAAACAAAAAAATTAATTTAGATACATTAGCAATAGAAGATGATGTACCTGCTTTTGACTTTGATGGATATTTAAGAACATATAGAAATAATGCCTTAATGGCTAGTGATTGGACACAAGGCGTAGATAGTCCATTGTCAGACAGCAAAAAAACAGAATGGCAAACATACAGACAAGCATTAAGAGATTTACCTAGTACACATGCTACATTAACAGATATTAATAACTTAGTAATGCCTACTAAACCGGAGTAATGCATGAGATATAATAGATTTGGTTTTCAGAGCAATAAACATAACTCAGGAAGTGCTGTACCCTTTCCTAGTCCTAACTTATCAGTATCTCAAACTACTAATAGTACAGCAGTTACATACACAATTACTAGTGATATAACATATTTAAGTAATTTAGCATACAGTATAACAGGAACTGCTGTAGGAAGTGATTTTATAGATGGTGCAACATCAGGTAATATTGCCTTAACCTCAGGAAATGGTGTATTAGTAAAACAAGTTGTATCAGGCAATCCTACAGAACCCACGTTTGCAGTACAACTAAAAGCAAGTGCTACAGACGGTGCATTTTATACAGGAAATACTTTTCAAGTAACTACTGTACAAGAGCCTGCGGCAGTATTTGCCAATGGTAATAATCCAATTGGAACTGCCAATGTTGGCGGCCAACTATATACTGTTGTACATCCAAACGGTAGTAATAGTAGTTTCACATTTTCAACACTAGGTTCAAATACAGACGCAATAATAGAGGTTTTAGTAGTTGGTGGCGGTGGAGGTTCAGGTGCTAAAAAACGAAATATTTATAACACTAGTTATATACCAAGTGGTGGCGGAGGAGGCGGCGAAAGTGTTATACAAAACATTGCCGCAAATACATTATCAACTAGTACTACATATACTTATTCTATTGGGGCAGGAGGAGTTGATCCAGTAAATTCAGACCCTGTTAGTCCTACTCCTACGCAATTTCAAGGAACACCAGGTGGTGATACTACAGTATTCAGTATAACAGCGGCAGGAGGTAGTTTTGGAAATAGTGACACAAGTAGTACATCTGATAGTTTTGGCGCAGGTGGTACAGGCAATGGTCATACGGCAGGTTCAGATGGTGGAGCAGGCGGACAATCTACTAATTTAGTAGGTATTGGTCCTGCAAATGATGGACAAAATGGCGGAGCGGGTACAAGTTATTATGGATGGATTACTAATTTTCCTTTAGATGGAACTGCAACAATAGGTACTGTTCAAGCAGGTGCTGGAGGTGGAGGTGCTAAAGCAATTTTTGAAGCAAATGCCGGAGCGGCTGGTGGTAGTTCAACTACAACAAATACTGTTCCTGGATTAGGAGGAACTGCTTTTGGGCAAAAAGAGATTAATTCAAACGCATATTGGGAAGTAATAGGTGGCCATGGTAATGAAGGTATTTGGCAAATGCGTTGGAAAAAAGTAGCAGGAGCCAGAACTATAGCAATTACATAAATACCAGAATACTTGTCTGAGTGTTCTCCGTGTTCTCCAGTAAATGTGCTAAAAAGGATAAATAGTAGTACAAATTAAGGTTATATGCGATCACGCATATAGCAAGTTCCAATAGGAGACGAGCATCATGAGTGGAAGACTTTTATCATTCGAAAAATACGTAGGCGGAGCAGATAACGTACAAGTTATTG